TTGATGGGAACGTCAATGGTTACGATGGCTTCGAATCTGGAGAAAGACAGACCCGGAATTAGTTTCTATGAACGAGTCATGTTTTTCTTTCCTTGCGCACGTCCGTAATTTCTTCTTGCCTTAGCGCGTAGAAGTCACTACACTCCGATAAAGACTGCCGTGCGGAGTGTATTATGGCGGACAATATCGATCCCAACATGTTTTTGGAGCCTGCCCCTACTGAGGGGCAGAAAGCTCTGTGGGATCGCTTTGTCGCCGAATATGTCAAAGATTTCAATCCAATGGCTGCAGCCCTTCGTGTTGGGTTTAATTCTCTCTTTGCTCAAGAATATCTAAAGACACTTATGGCTCAACCTTACGTTCAGCGTAAGATTGATGCCTACAAGAGCCAGCCGATTGAAGACGATAAAGATCGCGTTGCTACTCTACGTAAACGTGTCGAAGCTACTTTTATGCAAGCGATGGAGTGCGGCGATCCTAAAGTGATGGTCGCTGCTGCCTCAAAGCTTGGCGAAATGCATGGCTTCATGGAAGCACCCGATAAGAGCGGCGAAGATTTGAAGGATCTCGTTAATGCCTTCAAGGAAGTTGCTAAAGTCGTGCCGGACTAATGCATGGCTGTCAATCTTATCTTAGAAAGGCAAAAAGCCCGTTGGTATCCGTTGAAACCTCATCCGGTTCAGTTGGCGCTGGTAAGAGCTGTCGATGACGGGATTCGCTTTCCTGTGGTACCTGCGGGCCGTCGAAGCGGCAAAACAGAACGCGCTAAACGCTTCCTCGCGAAGCGTGCCATGTATGAAGGTGGCAAGAAATTCTTCGCTGGTGCTCCGACTTTTGCACAGGCTAAAAAGATTTGGTGGAATGATCTTAAAGATCTAACATTTAGCGAGCTTCACGCAAAGAAGCCTAGCGAAACCGAACTTCAGATCTTTCTACCAAACGGTACTGAAATCCACATTATCGGCTTTGACCAGCCGCAGCGTTTCGAGGGTATCCCTTGGGACGGTGGTATTATTGACGAAATTGCAGACGTCAAAGAAAAGGCTATCATCGAGAACATCCTGCCCGCGCTTAATACTTTCAATCCGCTACGCCCTGATTATCGTGCCTGGTGCTGGTTCATTGGGGTGCCCGAAGGGTTAGGCCACTATAAAGATATGGCAGACCTCGGGTGGTCGGGCAAAGACCCTGACTACAAGACGTTCCATTGGATCTCGTCTGACATCCTTCCGCCTGACATCATTGAGGGCGCGAAGCGCTCCATGTCGCTCAAGCAATATAAGCAAGAGTACGAAGCTAGCTTTGAAACGGCCGGCGGTCGAATCTACGACGACTATAGCAAGGCTAATTGGCGCGACGTTGTGGTCAACCCAGACCTCCCATTACATTGGACACATGACCAGAACTTCACACCGTTAAGCTCTGCAATTGCGCAGATGATTAACGATGTCCCTCATTTTGTTGATGAGATTGTTCTAGAGTCTGCGGTGTCTCGGCAGTCTGCTAACGAATTTGTTGATCGTTATGCTAACCACAGAAATAAATTCGTTTATGTCTATGGTGACCCTGCTGGTCGTGCTGGCGAGAAACATGGCCACAAATCAGACTACGAAGATATCGAAGATGTATTACGTATGAGCGGTTGGAAATTTGAACGCCGCGTACGACCGAAGCATCCTTCTATCAAAAATCGCCAAAACGCTGTACGTGCTAAGATTAAGAACGCAAAAGGCGAGATTACTTTCTTCGTCAATCCTAAGACTGCCAAATGGTGTAACAAGGGTCTTGAAACGGTTCAGTTGAAAGAAGGGTCTGCTTTTCAAGAAGATCAAACGAACCAATACCAGCATATCACGACCGCTATCGGTTATTTTATCGATTGGCATTTTCCTGCTGGCCAGATCGTTACTAAAGGTGGTAAGTTGTCCGGCATCTTTTAGTGTGAGAAATCACTATGTCAGTAATCCTACTTCATCCGCTCTACGACGCGATCAAAGCCGATTGGGTGATCGTTCGCGATTGCTATGCAGGCGAAGCGGCGGTGAAGTTGAAAACGTCAACTTATTTGCCGCCTACGCAAGGCATGATTCTTGACGGTATGGATAATGCAAACCAGACCGGTTATAGGATGTATGAGGCGTATGTCCTTCGTGCCGTTTGGCATGACCTTTATAAAGAAGCAGTCGAAGCGTATATTGGCCTGCTTCACCAGAAGCCGCCTACTATTACGTTGCCGACTAAATTGAAAGATATCAAATCAAATTTCGGTGAGACACCGGCGCAACTTTTGCGACGCGTCAATGAAGAGCAGTTGGTAACCGGTCGCCTTGGATTGCTTTGCGACCTTCCCACAAGACCGAATCTTTCAAACCCTCTGCCTTATATTGCAATGTATGCGGCTGAGGCGGTTCGAAATTGGGACGTCGGAGAAGACGAAGGTAAGCAGTCCATTCTCAATTATGTTGTTCTTGACGAAAGCGGCTATGAGCGTAATCTAGCTAATCCTTTTCAATGGGATCCTGTTGTTCGTTATCGTGTCTGCACTCTGGGAAATTTGGTATCGCAGACGGATAATGCGAAATACAAGACTGGTCTTTTCACACAGACTCCTGCATCCGGTTCTCTTGAATTTAATCAAGATAATATGAAGGCGCCTAATATCTTTGGTAGAGAGCTTGACTTTATTCCGTTCACTTTTATCAATACCAAAGATAATCTGCCTACACCTGATAAGGCACCTTTGCTTGGTCTTGCAAACATGATGCTTGCTATCTATCGAGGTGAGGCGGACTATCGACAGAATCTGTTCATGCAAGGACAGGATACGTTCGTTACTATTGGTGGCGTTAAGACGACAGATACAACTGATCCTGACGCTCCTCTCCGTATGGGTGCTGGTTCGCGTATTGACATCGAGCAGGGCGGCGATGCGAAATATGTTGGGGTATCTAGTACTGGTCTTCCTGAGCAAAGGAGCGCACTCCAGAATGATCGCTCCCGTGCTGAAGTTCGCGCTGGTCAGCTTGTTAATGCGCGAGTTGGCGATAAGGAATCGGGTGAAGCACTCAAGACGCGTTTGGCCGCGCAGACCGCGACCCTAACGGCCATCGCACTCAGCGGCGCTGCAGGCCTCGAGGAAGCTCTTAAGAATGCTGCTCGTTGGGTTGGTGCAAATCCTGAAGAAGTTAAGGTTGAACCTAACCTTGAATTTAGCTCGACGCTTATTACTGGTCAGGACGCTTTGCAGATGATGCAGGCTAAAGACCTCGGCTTCCCGGTCAGCTACGAATCGCTTCACGAATATGCAGTCGATCGCGGTATTACCAAGATCAGCTTCACAGAAGAGATGGAGCGTATCACTCGCGAGCGCACGATGGTATCTATGTTTAAAGATCCTATCAAGCAACAGAATGACGAGAAAGACCTGGACAACCAGGATCCAAAGAACAAGCCGCCGGCTACAAAACCGGCGCAGAAATAACCACAATGCTGTGGTTATCAACCGGTGCATGAGCACCCTACGGAGAGCGTGATGCTAATGAAGCATATTCTGATGAATACCGTTTTGCTATATATGCCTCGTCCTTTTGATGGCGAGAAGTTGAAGATTGTCTACGACAGTGGGGATGATGTCCCCGAGGCTTTTAAGAGCCTGTTTACCGAGAAGGACGGCAAGTTTGTCCTTACGGGCGTCGAAGGCATGAAGACTGATGGTGATGTCGCTAAGCTGACGACTGCGCTCACCAAGGAACGGAGCGATTTCAAGAAGCTTCGTGACAGTATTCGTAATGCTCTTGGCATTGCACAGACAGAGCCTCTTCCCGACTTTTCTGAGATCAAGACACGTCTAGATAGCGTCGAAGAGTTGCAGGCTCAGATTGAGGCTGCTGGCGATCCCAAGAACGCTAAGAAGATCGACGACCTTGTCGAGGCCAAGCTCAAGGCTAAGCTGGCTCCGATTGAACGTGAGCGTGACGAACTTAAGGGCAAGCTCGGTGAGAAAGACCAGCTCATCACTACTTTGAATTCTGAGAAGCGTACTCGGAAGGTTCAAGATACTGTTCGTGAGCACGGTGCAAAGCTTAAGCTCCTTCCTGAGGCGATGGACGATGCGTTTATGCATGCTGAGCGTCTGTTCGAGGAAGATAGCGAGGGCAATCTTGTCATGAAGGAAAACGTTGGTTTCACTCCTGGGACCGATGTTGCTTTCTGGCTCGGTGAAATGCAGTCGAAGAAGTCTCATTGGTGGCCTGCTTCTGAAGGTGGCGGTGCTGGCGGCAACCGAGGCGGTAAGGTTGATAATTCGCCGAACCCTTGGTCGCATGCTGGTTGGAACCTTACTGAGCAATCGAAGATTTACAATAGCGATCGTGCTAAGGCGGAACGCCTTGCTACATCTGCTGGCGTGAAGGTGCTTGGCGCTACTAAGCCTCTTCCTAAGAAGTAACTGGTAAGGCGGGATAAGATAACTTATCCCGCCTTTTCTTTTGATATTCTACGATTTCTTTGTTTTAGAGGCTTGCCAAGTCTTTCGTGATCGTGTTATAACCAAAATCACGAGCATGCGCTCGATAATATCTTAGTTGCCAGCCATGGGGTCTGGTACAGAGTCAGATCCCAAACCTAGGAGCATTCCTATGCTGCGCAACGCTATCAATCTCATGTCTCTTCTGGCGGTGCCTCGTGCATTCGCTTCGGGTGTCACCCGAATCACTGACATTGTCGTGCCTGAGGTGTTCTCGCCTTATGTGCGAAACCTTACGGCTGAGAAGTCGAACCTCATTCAGTCTGGCGCGGTCGTGTCCGACGAATCGCTGGCAAATGTTCTGTCCGGCGGTGGCCTGACCTTCAACGAGCCGTCTTTCAAGGACCTCGATAACGACGCCGAGAATATCTCGACTGATGACCCGTCTACCGACAGTTCGCCGAATAAGATCGGTACGTTGACCGAGATCCAGGTTCGACTGTCGCGTAATAACTCTTGGTCGAGCATGGATCTGGCCGCCACCTTGGCCGGTGCTGATCCGATGTTGGCGATCGCTGATCGCGTTGCCGCGTACTGGACTCGCCGAATGCAGGCTGCTTTCATCGCTACAATGACTGGCGTGTTTGCTGATAATGACGCCAACGACTCTGCTGACTATACAAATGACATCAGTGGCGATGCCGGTGGCGCCTATTCTGACGGCGTGACGAACTTCAGTGCTGAAGCTTATCTCGATGCGAAGGTGACCATGGGTGATTCCATGGATGTCCTGAGCATGGTGATGATGCACTCGATCGTTTACAACCGTGCGCTGAAGAACAACCTGATTGACTTCATCCCGGACTCGAGCAATGCCGGTGCTACCGATATTGCCACATTCCTGGGCGCTCGCGTCATTGTCGATGACGGCATTACCAACTCGTCTGGTGTGTTCCACACTTGGCTGTTCGGTGCTGGCGCCGTTCGTTGGGGTAACGGTAGCGCTGCCGTGCCGACTGAGGTCTACCGCGCTCCTGCGGCAGGTACCGGTTCGGGCCAGGACGTTCTGCATTCGCGCGTCGAGTGGTGTATCCATCCGGTCGGTCATGCCTACACGGGCACTGCCGCGTCGGGTGGCCCGTCGAACGCCGCGACTTCGAACAACCTCGCTGCGGCGGGTTCTTGGAACCGCGTGTTCCCGGAGCGCAAGCAGATCAAGATCGCGCGTCTGATTACTCGCGAATACTAAGCCGGATAAGATCCTGTGCAGACCTTCAAGCGGGCCCTTGTGGCCCGCTTGAGGCGTCAGAAACTACCGGCATCCTGCCCAACAATAACAGAGGTCAAACAAACCTATTAGGAGAATACGATGGGCAAAGGTCTTCCCTATTCCATGCGTCGCGGCTCGCCTCAGACTGGCCCCGCTATGAAGAAGATGCGAATCCAGCTTGCGGACAAGGCAATCACGGTTGCCGACGGTGCGCCTGGTTATGGCACGGTCGTTATCGGTGATTTCCCGGAAGGTAACATCGTCTATTTCGGCGCCGTTGCTATGATGCAGTTCACCAAGACCGATGCCGACATCATTGCTACGTTCGAGGGTGATGCTGCTCTCGGTACTGCGGCGACCGCCGATGGTAGTTTGACGGGTGCTGAGGTCGATCTCATCGCCTCTGCTTCGATGGGTGCGGCTGCCACTTCCAGCGTATCTCCGAATACTCGTTACGCCAGTGCCGCTGCGCTGGCCGGTACCATCTTCGATAATACCGACGGGTCGCTCGAAATCAATCTGAACGTCCTCATCGACGATGGCTCCATCTCCGGTGCCGGTTCGCTGACCGTGGACGGTTGGGTCGAGATCCTGTACGCCACGCTCGGCGACGACTAAGGAGAAATTGTGATGTTGCAATTCCCTTCAGATTGGATGGATGTCTCAAAGTACCATGTGTTCTTTGATGATTTCAACATGGCCGCTAGCGCTACGGCTTCTGACGTAGTTGCGTATACGTCGATCGATGACGCCGCCACAGGCACTAACGCCTTCCAGGAAGTTGCTGGCGGCGTCTACAATGTGGTGACCGCTGCGGCCGACAACGATTACCACGCGATGCGTAGTCCGTTCAAGAATTGGACCTTCGCAGCCGACAAGCCTCTTTGGCTCGAAGCCAAATTCAAGGTTGCTGAAGCTACCACAGATGATTCTACGTGGTGGATTGGACTTGGCGATACGACGACAACTGGCGGCATGCAGGCTAACGAGGCGGGTCCGCTCGCTTCGTACACTGGCGCACTTGTCTACAAGAAGCCAGAAGTAGGTCTGACGGTCAATGCGCAGGTGAGTGCTGCAGCCGTTCAGAGCACACTTGCGGGTTTTGCCACGTCGGTGAGCAACACTGAAGCCAAGGTCCAAATCTATTGGGACGGCGAGGGTTATATCACTCCTCACTTCTACAACGGAACTTCTTGGACGAAGGGTTCGCCTCTGCCGTTTACGGCAGGGACGACTGCGATGTACCTTCTGTTTGGCATCAAAGCAGGCCCTGGCGCGGCTGCCGAGACGCTGCAGATGGATTATGTCAAGGTTGTGCAGCTTCGTTAGACCATCGCATGAAGGGCGCAGTGTAGCGTTCGCGCCCTTCTCCAATGTTCTAGTCTAAGTGAAGGGAAGATACAATGTCAAAAGAGGCTGTACTCGAGGGTCTGAAGCAGATGGACCCGAAGAACGAGAATCATTGGACCATTCATGGCGAAGCAAAGCTTGAAACGGTCAAGTTCTTTTCTGGCGGTTTCGCGGTTACTCGCGAACAACTGAACGAGTATGCGCCCGGTTTCAATCGAGAGTCGCTGGCAGCGTATCTTGCCGGTCAAACCACGGAGGCGGGCAATGCAACGACACAAGAGCCCGGACCTGTTGGAGCCGGAGCAGGAACAATTGACGACGTCGCCAAACAGCCGGAAGTGGAAGACGGACTTACGAATGGAGAAATTGACGTCGAAACGCTGGCCACGGAAGTCGCTCGCGCGAACGAAGCAGTTCTCGAGCTCAAGCGGATTCAAGAGCAGACAAGAAAAGACCTGATTGCGGCCGAGAAGGCTCGCGATGAGCTCGTTGACCGTCTGCATGTGGTCAAGCCCCCGACTACTGATCAAGAGAATATTCGAAACTACCTCACGAGCCAGCGTCGTGTTAATGCTTCGAATCGCATGTCAGCTCGTAGGATGCTTGCCGAAGCTGGTTTTGATATTGATGCTGTCCAGCGTCAGGCTCAACCTTCTCCGATCGACCAGAACTTGAGAAATCGTCGCCGCGCACGTTAACATCTTTTACGGAGTTTTCCGATGCCCACACCTCGTGAGGCTTACCTTCAGCGACGTCGCGAGCGTGTAAAGATCGCTCGGAATATGAACTGGTTCGACGATTACGTCGAAACGCCTCAGAATCTTCGTACAAATAGCACTTTCACTATGCCCGCTCCTGCTCGTATTGCAGTGTCGTCGGACGTAGCAGTTGGCGCTGGGCAACTTCGTGTCATTGTTGGTTCTCGGACCTATGCAACCCCTGCTCTTACGGCCAACCAGATCTGGAGGCTGGATTGGGTAGAGCGTGGGCAAGAAATCAGTGTCGAATGCGACGTCACACTTGCTTCGCCTATTCTCCATATTTTGGATGAATGGCAAAATGCTCGCGACGTTGCTCAAATCATGGCTATCTTCGACTATGATCTGACAGATCCGGCAACTTACGTTCCGGCGACGGGCGGAGTGACGTATACACGCTCAACCATTGCGTACGACTTCGGAGCAAACGGTGATCTGACGCAGTTTGCCATCAATGCGCCGTTGTTGCCTTATGATGTCAATTCGAGCCTGCCACTTGGGCTTCGCGTGGAAAAGACCCGGACCAATTCAGTCCGCAACAACACGATGGTTGGCGCCGCTGCAGGCACACCGGGAACCAACCCGACGAATTGGTCGGTGCAGAACGCGACGCTATCAAAGCAAATTGTCGGGACTGGCACCGAAGACGGCATTGAGTACGTCGATATTCGCTTCTTCGGCACCGCGAGCGCTGACGGCCAAATGTATGTCAGCCCCGAGCCGACCACGCAGATTGCCGCTACATCGGGGCAAACATGGACGTCTTCTCTCTACTGCCGTTTGGTCGGTGGAAGTTTCGCAAACATCACCAATAGCAATCTACAGCATACACACGATGGCAGGAATTCGGGGGGCTCCGCGGTCGATGGGTTAAGCTCCACGTTCGTCCCGACCAGCGCCGCGTTGAAGACGCAGCGCTTTTCTCAGTCAGTCACTTTCTCTGTTGGAACTGTAGCGGCAGCCTCTCCCGCTATCCGTTTCCATTTCTTGAACGGCGCTGCGATCGACATCACATTGCGCATCGGCCTTTGGCAAGAGGAGCTCGGTGAAGATGCTACCAGTCCGATCAAAACCCTCGGTGCTGCCGCTGTCACACGCGGTACCGCTCAGGCGTTGATTACAGCCAAAAAATCTTTGTTTGATGCTGAGACGTGGATTGTTGAAGGACGTGCTCCAGCAGGACTTCCTTTAGCTACAACGGCATTCTTGTCAATGCTTGGGCCGGGTGGCGACGACGCCAAATCGTTGACCTATACAACAACCGGTAATGTCGGCGTATTTTCCACCGACCTTGCACTCGGCACTCAGGCTAACACGTCAATTGGAACTCCGGGATTAAATACCGACGTGAAGGTGGCTGCTCGCTTCAGCCAAGATTATGTTGCTGGTAGCATGAGCGGAGCCGCTGTTGCTAAAGATACGAGTGCGATCGTTCCTAACGAAGACATGACGTCGATTCTCATTGGTCGTTATAGTTCTCTGTCGACTAGACAACTCAACGGTACTGTCAAGTCAATTCAGTTCATCTCTGCAGCCAAGACGGATGCAGAACTCGTCACGCTCGCTACTCCAGTTCAGAATTTCTGGAACTTTGTGGCGGGCACTCATCCCGGTCTGACTTTCGCTCGATCGACTGTCGGTTGGGTATTTGACTCGACTTTGGCACTCGTGGAGAAGGCAATCAACGTTGCCCGCTTCCCCTATAACGTTGTGACCGGACTTCCGCAAGGCATTTTGCTCGAAACGACCAAGACAAACCATCTGCGTAATAATACGGCAGTCGGCACTGTGGCCGGTACGCCTGGCACGACGCCTACGAATTGGGCCGTAACTTCAACGATTAGTGGAGTTACACGCCAAGTTATTGGAACTGGGCAAGAGGACGGAATCGATTATATCGATATTCGTTACAGTGGAACTCCGCTCTCCAGTTTTGCTCTATCTATTGCATTTGAGGCGAATACGCAGGTTGTTGCAAGTGTAGGCCAAATTTGGGCAGGTTCAGTCTATTGGCGATTGGTCGGCGGCGATATGACGAATATTTCTGCCGTTGGGGATCACCGTGTGGCACTTTATGAACGAGATTCAGGTGGAGTTGCGACCGTAACTAATCAAAATACTTCACTTCCAGCTCCAACAACTGCACCTCTTAAGACGCAAAGAGTTTCACTTATTTCTACACTTTCTGGTGCAACAACCGGCGTTGTGAATCTCGGAACCAGGCACAATGTTGTGATTGGTTTGGCGATCGATTTCACGATCCGCATCGGCCTGCCTCAGCTAGAAACAAACCTTGTTTCGTCTCCAATCAAGACATCAACGGCTTCTGTTGCTCGTACGGCTGAACTTGCACAATTTGACGTCCCTTCGTTGTTTACGTCAAACAAGGTTGTGATCGTCGAAGGTCGCACACCGCCCCAACTTCCTGCAGGCAACACTGGCATTATTACCGCCTGGGATGGCACTTCGAATAATACATTTGCGATACGTTACGGGAACACTGGAAACATCGTAGCGTTGGTGACTTTGGGTGGAGTTACAACGGTTAACATGACGTTGGCTACTGTTCCTGTAGACACGGATTTTAAGATAGCGATGCGTTTTGAAGATAATAACTTCTCAGGGTCGGTGAACGGTGCGGCTGTAGTGACAGATACGGCAGGAAGTATGCCAACCATCGATACCGTGCTCTTCGGGCGTGCAACAACTTCAACCAGCCAGTTCAACGGTCCGATCAAAGACGTCTCGCTCTTGCCTGACGCTTCGGACGCCGATCTGGTCGCACTATCAACCATCTAGGAGCGGACAATGTGGTCATCCACTATCTACCAGCAACACGCCAACCGCGCGGCAGCAGTCGCCTTCTTCAATTCGATCGGCATTGAACTTGCCGACGGTGAGGATTCAGTCGATAGCTCTAACTTCGTCGTTATTGCGCCGATCAGCACGCCCTGGATTAACGAACCTGTATACGGCGAACCAAATCCTGCCACAGGTGAACCGACACTTGTCAATCCTGGCAGCCGCGAGCCTGGTTTCTGGACCATGATGTTGTTGAATGAACAATGGGCTCAATATGAGTCTGTTATGACTACTATCAATGCAAGCGGTACTGTCCGCCCTTATCGCGAGGGTTTCCAGGTATTCGCGAGCTAGGAGTGAGCTATGGCACTAGTAGTTGAAGACGGTACCGGTCTTGAAGATTCAAACTCTTACGCTACTGTTGAAGAGTTTGTTGAATATTTCACAGATCGTGGTGATGCTGCTGCAATTGCTGCAACAGAAGCAGACATCACTGCGGGTCTGATCCTTGCTACTGACTATATCGATAAGAGATTCGGTGCACGTTTTATTGGCGAAATGGCGGTGACAGAAGCTAACGACTTTGAATATGATCAGTCTTTGGAATACCCGCGTTATGATTCGCCGAATGCTGCTTGGGATTACGATGATGATACTGGTACAGGTGTCATTCCTCGTACATTAAAGTATGCCTGTATTGAATACGCCAATCGTGCACGCCCTTCGCTTACCGCACCGCTCGCGCCAGACCCGGCAGTCGACGCGTCAGGGGTTGCTATGGTGACCACAATGCAGAAGGCCGGCCCTGTCGAGCAGCGGTTCGCTACTGCGGCAGGTAGCAGCAACGCGGCCACTGTCAACATCTTGCGTTCGTACCCTGCGGCAGATATGTACCTGAAAGACTTGCTTATTCCCGGTGGTGGAAGGACGTATAGATAATGACCGCTGCTAGTGATTTCTACACTTCTTTGCGAGCTGGTATCAAATCGTTGCTGAGCGACGATGGTGTCAAAAGTTGTGTGGTCACGGTAACACGAGTCACTTCAGCGAATCAAGAACCAGATGCCGATTGGGCTTCCTCTACACCTACGACTTTAGTCTATACGATGGATGCTGTAGTGGTTGGCGTCGAACAAGAATATGTCGACGGTGATCTTGTCAAAGCTGACGATCTACAAGTCATCTGTCCACCTTACGCCACGCGTTTGGAAACTGAAGCATCATTCGAACCACGGATTACTGATGAATTTTCTATTGACGGCGTTACGCATGTCGCCAATAAGATTGAACGGATTCCTGCATCTGGAACTGCTGTCGCATTCTTTATCTTTGTGAAATCGTAATGCAAGCAGATATTGTCATATGGGTATCTAAGGTCCATGAGACTTTGGAAAAGATCCCTCGTGAATCAGCAAAAGATCTTGTTGAATTTACGCGGACACCGCTGAAGTCTGGCGGTAACATGCCTGTTGACAAAGGTAATCTCCGTAATTCTGCTACAGTGAGCTTTAATGAAGTTCCACCAGCAGACATGGAAATCGATCAAGATACAATGCTGCCTGAAGCCACTGGTAAGATTAATAGTACCATCGATACGGCAAAGATTGGACAGAATATTCGTATTGGTTTTCGTGCCAATTACGCTGAAGAGATGGAACAGAAATACGCTTTTATCCGTCTAGCCGCGCAGCGTTGGATTCAATTTGTCGCTGCCGCAGCTACTAGACTTAAGGTGTAATCATGCCTACTCCTGAAGAAGATGTTGAAGCCGGCCTGTTCGCGCAGGCTAAATTATACACAGACTTGCCTGTGTATTTTCCGAACGATCCTGAAGATCCTCCGGTAACTGGCGCAGGCCACGTTGTGGTCAGACATTTCCGTAATGGTAGCGAGGCCATGAGTTTGGCTGGTGAAGGCGATGATTTTAACATTGGCATGTTACAGATGTTGATCCGTCTTAAACGGGGCTCAGGACTACCTGAGATGAGAAAACGTGGTGGTGATATTGTATCACTCTTTTGGACGCCAGCAAATTTAGTCTTGACCCGGAACACAACTCGCATTACTATCGCAAAACGGCCAGTCCTGGGGACTGCCATCACTACCGACAAGGCGTATCAGATGCCAGTAAGCATCTTTTACGAAGTGTCAATCTAGTAACCTCAGGAGAGAAATATGGCTAAGACTCTTAAGGGCCGCGAGGTCTATATCGCTGGTTCTGGCAGCAATCCCTCGGAGCAGAACTCGGACTTGAACCTTGCTGCGTTCGAGGCACTTACCTGGATTCAGATCAACAACGTTGGTTCGATTGGCGAATCTGGTCCGAGCACCAATCTGCCTACCTATGACGAGCTGGATACTGATGTGATCCAGAAGGGTAAGGGCATCACCGACGCGGGTACAACTCCGTTGGAATGCTCCCTCAATATGACCGACAACGGCCAGATTGCCCTGCGCACCGCCGCCCTGGCAAGCGACAACTATGCGATCAAGTGGGTTGATGATGACGGTGTCATCCATTACCAGCGTGGTCTCGTGACGGGTCCGACGGCTCCCAACGGCCGTAACGAAGACTTCCGTCGCCAAGTTTTCACCTTCGGTTGGAACCAGCGCGAAGTGATCGACTCCTAATCGGGGTCGGTTACTTCTCTAACTGTAGGAGTTTTTGATGGCTAAGACACTGAAAGGGCGCGAGCTCTATATCTGCGAAACTGCGCAGAGCAGCGATCTGAATCTTGCTGCCTTCGTTGCACTCACTTGGGTTCTTGTGGGCAACGTTGGCATGATTGGTGAGTCGGGCGCTGCTACAAACCTCCCCACGTATGACGAACTTGATACGGACGTCATTCAGAAGGGTAAAGGCATTACGGATGCAGGTTCAACACCTGTGGAAGTAAGCCTTAATCTAACCGACACTGGTCAGAATGCACTTCGTGTGGCTGCTCTGACACAGAATGATTACGCCATTTCGTGGGTTGACGACGATGGTGTGACGCATTACCAGCGTGGTAAGATCACCGGTCCGACTGCACCGAACGGGCGAAATGAAGATTTTCGCCGTCAGGTGTTCACGATGGGTTGGAACCAGCGCGAGGTCTTGGCTACAGCGGCGGATATTGTTGCTCCGTCTAATACGCTGGCTCCTGCTATCAGTGGACCTACGACGGCTCCTGACGTCAGTGGTGCTTCTGTCCTTACCTGCTATGAAGGTGTATGGGCCGGGCATCCGACTTCGTACGTCTATCAATGGGAGCAGGACGTGGCTGGCAACAGCGTGTTCTCTGCTATCGTTGGACAGACGGCTCGCACATTGACCACAGTGGTTGCCTATCAGGGTAACTGTCTGCGCGTCGGTGTTAAGGGCGTGAATGCAGCGGGTACGACTGCGTCGTTCTCGTACTCGACCCCGACTAAGGCTGTCCAGGCCTAATAGTTCAACCCGGAGGGTCCAATCCCGGACCCTCCTTTTCTGGAGTAAGTGAAATGAACCTCAAGGCGATTGTCAATTATGAACACATTCATCCGCTGCGGCTGATGTTCCCGAACGACGAGAACCGATATGTGGGCATCACATTTGGTCTCCGTTCCTCTTCGTCTGAGGCGGCCAAGGCTGTGGTGCGCAAGCACATCAATGACTCGCTTAAGGTCAAGGGTGTTCAGCGTAAGATGACGGCTGAAGGCGCCGAGGCGAATGAGCTTGAGACTCTCGCTTCTTCGATTGCGTCTTGGGTTTGGGAGAAGAGTGATCCGTCTGCTCCTGGACTTGACGATGGCGAACAGGCTGACTGGAACGGCGATACCGACCCGAAGCTGACCATGAGCCTTGCCATGGAAGTTCTGGATGTGCCTTGGATCTACCGTCAGGTCAAGGTAGCGGTTAACGCCGACGAAAATTTTATGCCGAGCTTGCAGGACCGCTAGTAGAGCATCTGCGTCAACTCATCGAGTACGACACGTTCAGAGATAAGAACGGTCGTACTCGACGAGAAGACCTGCAAGCTTTTGGAGAAGAAGACCGCATCCCTGATCCTGTAGATCTATCTATAGATGATCTAAGACGTTTGGAACTCTTCTTTAGTATTTCTCGCTTGCGCGAACCGTCAGAGAGTGGTATTATGCCACTCGGCAAAGAGATCAAAGTTTGGGAATCTCTAATGAAGGTCGAATTGACCGAACTAGAGATACAACTAATCTTAGAACTCGACAGCCAATATCGTGCTTCCATGGGGAAGGAACTACAGAAACAAGCAGACTCGTCGGCTGCTAAGCCCCCTGATAGGAATTACGATCTATGACGAACATCGCAACCCTCGGCTTCGATATCAACACCGCTCCGCTCGCTAAAGCAAATACCGAGCTGAATAAACTTGTGCAGAACGCAGGCAAGGCGGAGAAGGCTGTCGATTCTTTCGGAGCCAAGGCTACTGCGGCGGGTTCAGCTGCCGCAGCCGCGATGACTCGAGCAGCCAACGCGGCTCAGGGTGCTGCTGCTG